TGGGGCGTATGACCTCATTGTCCCAGACGATGGCGTACTGTTTGAGGATGGCGTGCATGTGACTTTTGCAGACGCGAACGTCCTTAGCGCTACCGTACTGTTTGTGGGTGGAGCGGCTGCCTAATGGCCCGCCGCGGCATGGGGATTGCGACCTCGGTGAAGAGCGGGAATTTCCGCCCGACAAAGTCCGGCGCGGGCATGACCCGTAAAGGCGTTGCCGCTTACCGTCGCGCAAACCCCGGCAGCAAGCTCCAGACCGCAGTGACGGAAGATCGGCCAAGCGCGGCTCGAGCCAAACGGCGCAAATCCTTTTGCGCTCGTTCCGCGGGGCAGATGAAGATGCACCCAGAGGCCGCCAAAAACCCCGACAGTCGGATTCGGCAGGCCCGTCGACGATGGAAGTGCTAGCCAATGGAAATGATGATCTGGAACATTCTCCTGTCTGCAATAATTACCGGGATGGGGTTTATGCTAAAGGGCAAGTTTGATGAACTGTCCCGGGTCACTATTCTGCTTAATCGAACCCGAGAAGAGATTGCGAGAGAACACATCACTCGCAGAGAGGTGGACGATCGAATCGAAAAGTTTGTCGCACATGTCGACCAACGATTTAATCGTCTTGAAGCAAAACTGGACGAAATCCGTACCACGAGGGATTAACAATGCCTGGCAAACTAAAGATGGCCATGAAAGGCGGAAAGAAGGTCCCTTCTTTCGCCGCTGATGGCATGGGGAAGATGGGGAAGGGCGGCATGCCCGATAAAAAGGGGCGTGCCATGAAGGGCAAGAGCAAGGACTCGCGCGGTCGCGCGATGCGGGGGTACTAACATGGCAGGGCGTGGAATGGGAGCCGCCGTCAAGGGCGGCGGGGCCGTGGGCCGTGGTCCAAAGAATCGCGTGACCTCTTCCCCGAGCATGAAGACCGGAAAGGTCGTTATGGCGGCCAAGGGGGGCGCGATCAATCAGCACAAGCAGATGGCGATGGGCAAGGCACCTAAGAAGGGCAAGGTTCGTCGCATGCGCATGGGCGGGTACTGCGGCTAGTCGATGGCTACGTCTGGCACCACGGACTTCAACCTATCGATTGATGATCTGGTTGAAGAGGCATTTGAGCGTTGCGGCATGCGGCCGACGAGCGGCTATCAGCTCAATTCCGCACGCCGCTCGCTCAATTTGCTATTCCTGGACTGGGCCAATCGCGGGTTGAATCTTTGGACCATTGAGCAGGCGACTTATACGCTGACCCAGGGCACCAAAGAAATCACCTTGCCCGCAGACACGGTCAATGTGCTTGAGGCAATCATCCGCCAGAACAGTCAGGGCACCGATAGCGACGTCTACATCGAGCGAATCAGCCGTGAAGACTACCTGAACGTCCCTGACAAGGCTTCAGAGGCTCGGCCTGCGCAGTTCTACGTACAGCGCACCAATCCGACCAAGGTTTTCTTCTATCCGGCAGCGGATCAGACCTACACGTTCGTGTATTACCGCATTCGACGCATCCAGGACTCAGGCGCGTACACGAACACGGCGGATATCAACTTCCGTTTTCTCCCGTGCCTGGCCTCGGGACTTGCGTACCAGCTTTCGCTCAAGTTTGCGCCTGATCGGACGGCCGCGTTGAAGGCGATTTACGAAGAGGACTTCCAAAGAGCCGCTCTGGAGGATCGGGACACTGCCAGTGTGCAGTTTGTGCCCGACTTGGGGGTCTAAATGGCCTATGCAACCGGCAAATTCTCGTATGGCCTATGCGATTTCTGTGGCCAGAGGTACCCATATAACGTCTTGCGCAAACAATGGCAGGGGTACATGGTCTGCCCAGACGACTATGAGCCCAAAGAACCGCAGTTGGAGCCATTGCGGTACCGCGGAGACGCCATTGCGCTGCGTGATCCGCGGCCCGATCGCATTGAGCCGGTGTCCGTGTACGTTGGCGCACCTGGTTTTAGCGCTTTCCAGAGCTACGGCTCGGTCCTGAACACGGCTGACATGCGTCCGTATGTTCTTGGGCAGGCCTTGATTGCTCAAGGCCTGGTTGGATCTGTTACGGTAGCCACATCATGACGTACGACGATCTGGTCACCAACATCCGCAACTACACCGAGGTGGGGGCCAACGTCTTCACCAACGCGGTGATCAACACGTTCATTACCATGGCGGAAAACCAGATCCTTCGTGAGATCGATTTGGATGTGTTCAAGCTCGAGGTCTCTGGAAACATGACCTCGGGAAACAAATTTTTGACCGCGCCGAGTGACATTCTCACGCATCGCTACATGATGATCACCTCTGGTGCCGATCAGATCTTCTTGGATTTCCGTGATACGTCCTTCATGAAGGAGTATTGGCCCAACGGGGCCTCCACGGGCGTCCCCAAGTACTACTCGGTCTGGGACCAGAACACGTTCTACGTCGCGCCCACGCCGAACGCCAACTACGTTGTTGAACTGGGGTACATCTACCGCCCTGCCCAGCTATCCTCCGGCACTCCGACGACCTGGATCAGCACGAATGCCCCGGAAGCACTGTTTTACGCCTGCCTGATTCAGGCCTACAGCTACACCAAGGGCCCGGGCGACATGCTTCAGTACTTCACAAACTCGTACAGGCAAGCCATCCAGGGCCTGGGCCTCGAGCAGCAGGGCCGTAGGCGTCGCGACGAGTACCGAGATGGTATGATCCGTCTACCGCTTAAGTCGGAGTCCCCTGGTCCATGATCACCGTAGAAATGCCCGGACTGTTGAACGGCGTATCAGTGGCTACTACTGATGGCCGCGGCTGGTCCACGGAAGAGCTTGCGCAGAGGGCCGCGGACAAGATCGTCTACGTGGGCGATCAGTCGCATCCGGCCATTCAAGCGCAGGCCAGGGCGTTCAAGGATCGTGTCAGGCACGTAATTGCCTTCTATCTGAAGGAGGCCGTTGAACAGGACCGTCTTACGATGGCAAATCGCCTTCGTGATGCCGGCCACCCAGAGCTGGTTCATTTGTTAGGAGAGTAAAATGGCTTTTTCGGGAAACTTCATGTGCACCAGCTTCAAGGTAGAGCTGATGCGCGCTGTCCACGACTTCACCGCGAGCACGGGCAATACGGCCTACACCGCTACGAACGAAGTCCCGGCCTCCGGAACCTATTCGGCGGGGGGCGGCGCGCTGACGAACGTGACTCCGACGTCGAGCAGCACCACCGCGTTCACGGACTTTGCAGACCTGTCGTTCACAAGCGCCACGATCACTGCCTATGGCGCACTCATCTATAACGATTCCGCCGCGGGCGATCCGACGGTCTGCGTACTGGACTTTAGCGGCGCGAAGACTTCAACGAACGGCACGTTTACGATCATCTTCCCGACGGCTGATGCGACTAACGCGATCATCCGCATTGCTTAATAGGGACTGTCCATGGCAGACAATGTAGGCTATACACCGGGCTCTGGTGCGATCATTGCCGCCGATGACATCGGTGGCGTTCTACATCAGCGCGTCAAGATCGGGGTTGGGGCGGACAACACGGCAGTTGACGTTTCTAGTGCGAATCCCATGCCGGTGGCAGATGCGACGGCGGAGGAGACGCGGCAGGACATGCTGATGCTCCTGACGCGGGCGCTGAATTACCTGAACGCCCCGCAGGGCTACGACAAGTCGCTACAGGCGTTGCGTATTACAGGCACGTTGCCGACTGTCACGACGGTAGGCACGGTGACAACGGTTACGACAGTCTCAACGGTCACCAACCTTTCCACCATCGACACGCTGCAAGGTCGCATACAAGTCCTTGGGCAGAACCTTGCCGCGTGGTCGTCAACCGTCCGTGCGCGCATTACTTGAGGTAGCACATGGCAAACACGTTCAAAAAGGTCATTGATCGTCTGATGTGGGCGCAGGTCGCCCCGTCTCCCAACGCCCATGCGGCGGGGACGTGCCTGGCGGTTGATATGCGCAACAACAGCACGCGCAATTCTTTCGTCTACAACCTCGTGTCAAATACGGTACTGAACCGCTACAACATCGTCACGAAGGGTTGGAACTTTGTGCAGTCGCCCGCTCTGGCGGGTACGTTCGCCGCGGGTGCGGCATCGGCATTTGCCCCGTCCCGTGCGCTTGTCGGAACGATTGCAGCCGGTGCCACGACGACTTCGGTGGTGCTGTCTACGGCTCTCCCGACGGCAACCGTGGCGGCTCCGGTGACCTCGGGTTCCGCATCCGCATCGTCGATACGACGGCGGGCAAGACCGAGCAGCGGTGGATTACGGGAAACAGTTCCGGCACGACGCCGACCATTCAAGTGGATACCGCGTTTTCGTTCACTCCGGCTACGGGCGCGACTTACGAGATTCTGTCGGGTCGAGTGTATATGCTGGGCGCCGGTACGACGGCGTCGAACATCTGGCGGTCGTTAGAGGTCGGCACCAACACGCTGTCAACGGGTCTTTCGACGACCAACCTGCCGGCGACTATCGGCACGGACTCGTCCATCAACGTGTTGGACGAACTCTACGTCCCGTACACGAACAAACCCGGTGAGGGACTTGTTCTCGGCGCGTACACCTACGACAGCGGCACCTCGCTCAAGGCGTTGACGGCCACGGCTTCTGGTGCGTCTACCCTGACGGGTCAGGCCACGCTAGGCGATGCCGTGGTAGTGGCGAACGAATACAGAAACTTTCAGATTCGTATCGTCGAGGACACGACGACTCCGGGTTCTGTTGGCCAGCGGCGCATCATTGCCTCGCACACGGCAGGGCCGTCGCCGGTCTACACCCTCGGCACCGCGTGGACGACGCAGCCCTCGGCCTCGGCCAAGTACGTCATTGAAAACCCGAACCTGATCTTGGTGCGCTCCAGCGCCAGCGTTAACACGTTCACCTACAACTACTCGGGCGCGACGATCAACAACGGCACCAACACCATCAACAACGATGCGTGGTCTACGACCTATTTCGGCGCGGCTCCTGCCGCCAACGCCTCGGGTGGTATGTGGATGCCGTCGTTCGGCATCGTGCCGGACGCAGCGC